AAAAGATCTGCCTCGTAAACGATAATTTAACTTTTCTGTAAATTGTTCTACTGGACTTGTTGCAGTTCTTTGAGTTGTGTTTTGAGTTGTCTCGTTAAAATTAGCACCAGGATTATTTCTAGACTTCATTGTAAATGAGACATCTGGGTTAACACTAGTAGATCCATTGAATGTGATGTCTGGTATAACTTGTTTTATAAACAAGAACTTATCACCATCTCCTACATCAATCGCTGAAGATTCTATAAATGAAGTCATAGCAGAACCATCATCATCAAAACCTACTTCATGGTTATAAAGATATTGATTGCCAGTGGCTTGTGGCAGATTCCTAATACCTCTGTCAAGCCAAGCCTGTCTTGCAAGTGTGCCATAATACCAAACTTTTTCTAAATAATTATAAGCAACGTATTTATCCACAGTTGTTCCACCAGAGGACGGATAAAACCACAATATTTCACTAAACTCTGAGTTTAGTCCTACATGCACCTTATCACGCTCTTCAAAATTAAAATCTAAAAATACTTTATCTTTTACAGTACACGGTAACTGTATTGTTTGACCACCAGAATAAAGATAAAAAGTATCCACGCCCATCCAGAAAACTGCGTCCTCAACTGCTATTGCAGAGAACGGAC